CTCAAATGCTAGTTTGTTTCGCGGTATGCTCCGCAGCCCCACTAATCCTGCATCATTGGATTGTGAAAAGCAAAAGGAAGACCTAGATTTTGTAAATGTTCTAAGTTATTATAATGGAACAAAATCGGAAAAGTTTTTTTCTGTTCGAATTGCATGTCTTCTTCAGCCATCTCTGGATATTTAATATGATTTTTATTGATTTCTCGAGAACATCTGGTTACTATCTGCTCGTTGCGTTTAATTGCAGCTTTCACCTGTCTGTCCCCTGACTTGTTGAGTCTATGTAGAGTAGCTATTGGTTGTGTAAAAAAAATATATAATACTGCCTTTTTATAGAATTGGTTATATTTTTCTTCGACATCGTATGTATTTTTATGATAAATGAAGTTTTTGGAAAATGATTCATCCTCCCTCTTTATGTTAAAGATCTTTTTAACTAGTCGATGTGTTTGCCATTCAGCTGCTGATCCTAAAGAAATTGGACAGTAGTTATTTTTTTGATAATTAAACTTAATACAAGACGCCATCTTTCTATCGAAAGCGCTTAGTTCAGTATTATAATCATCAATTGGTAGACCAAGACCTCCTAACCATTCGGGAAGGAACCATGATAATGTGGTTGATTTGAGGATGTCGGAATTTGCCCTAATAAATTCACTTTTTACTTTTTGCCATATCTCCCTGGGACAACTGTCCTTCAGGTATCTGCACTTAGATCCTATAAGATCGAGAGTCATGCCAAATCGTGAATCAGAACTTGAACGTTTGATACCGTAAAATAAACCTAAGTTCACATACTGCACCGCCGTCCATTTAGAGGTGTATAAAGTCCCTTGTCTGAAACACTCGTCGACATTCAAATTGATAAATAGAAGTGAGTTGATTGTACAGAATTGGTTTGAAAAATATGTCTTCCCTATGGAAGATTCTAGACCAGCTATTGAACACACATTCTCCCAGATCTCTCTAACCCACCGTGGTCCCCGGAAAACATTGTCATCTCCATTAACTTTGAGAC